ACGTCGGGCACGGGAATCTACCGCGGCAACATCATGGTGTTGTTCGACGGCTCGACGATCAACACGGCGGGCAACGTCCAGATCGGCCTCGTGCTGAACAACGACCTGTCGATCTCGATCTTCCGCAACACCCACGCGACGACGCTCGGCTCGACGGCCGCGGGCGTCCTGGTGCCGAACCAGTGGCACACGATCGAGTTGAAGTTCAAGATCGCCGACTCGATCGCGTCCGGCGACGTGGAGTTGCGGGTGGACGGGGCGAGTGTGCTGACGCTGGCGGCGGCGACCGACACGAAGCACACGTCGAACGCCTACGTCACGACGTGCTGCCTGAACGGCAGCGTGCCGACGATCACGGGCGGCGGCACGACCACGTTCCGGTGGGACGACTGGTACGCCTTCACCCTGACCGGGAGTCAGAACAACAACTTCCTGGGCCGCTGGCGGGTGTGTGGCGGGCGGCCGACCGGCAACGGCGCGAACTCGGGCATGACCGGGTCGGACGGCAACTCCACCGACAACTACCTCCTGGTGGACGATCCGGTGACGGGGGCCTGGGACGGGGACACGACCTACGTCGGCAGCGCGGTGGACGGGACGAAGGACACCTACACGTTCCCCGACCTCCCGGCCGGGACGAGCGCGGTGTACTCGGTCTCCGTCAACAACTGGATCAAGAAGACGGACGCCGGCGCCCGCGGCTACGCGCCCGTCGTCCGCATCGGCTCGACGGACTACCCGGGCACCGAGGTGTCCCTCACCGACAGCTACACGCTGCGGAGCCAGTATTACGACGTCAAGCCGTCCGACTCGACGACGTGGTCGGCGTCGGACGTGAACGCGGCGGAGTTCGGGTTCGAGGCGGGTAGCTGATGGCCGACGCGCGCTCCACACTGGTCGTCACCGAGGTGATGACCACCGGCACGGCCGACGCCCGGTCCACGCTCCTCGTCACCGAGGCGATGACCACCGGCACGGCCGACGCCCGCGTGACGCTGGCAGTCGTGGAGGCACTGGTGTCCACCGACCTGTTGTTGTTCCACCCCAACCACGCGGCGATCGGCCTCGTGGGGGTTCCCACCGGCTGAAGGAGTAGGCTATGGCGATTTCGTTCCAGGGCTTCATGCCGCTCGACACCAACAAGCTCAGCCAGGTCGGTCGGGCGGCGGCCGGCGGGGGCGGCGGCTCGGACGCCCAGTTCGCCGCGATCGCCGCGAACGCACAGGGCGACATGGTCCGCGCCCAACTCGCGAACGCGGAACTGATGCAGCGGGACCGGCAGTTCGGCGACCGCCTCCGCGAGGAGCAGTCGCAGTTCATGGGCGGGCTGAACCGGGACCAGGACCAGCGGGCGCTCCAGGCGGGGATCGCGTCGGGCCAGGTCGCGGCCGAGGACGCGCAGATGGTGAAGAGGGCGCAACTCGCGTCCTGGCTGAGCCAGCAGCAGTTGAGCCAGAAGGAGAAGATGCAGCTCCAGCAGGAGAAGAAGGCGGTGGCCGACGTGATGGCCCACCCGTCGCTGTCGCCCGCGGACAAGGAGGACCTGATCCTGCAACTGAAGACGGGCATCGACTCGAAGACGGAGCGGCTGAAGCGCGAGCAGATCGAGGTGGAGACGCAGCGGAAGAACGCGGCGATCGAGGAGGCGAAGGCGAGGACGGTGCTCAACGAGGAGATGAGCCAGTTCCGGGCGAAGAAGGCCGACGATCGGGTGACGAACCTGACGGTGGACAAGGCGGGGTACGACGAGATCGTGGAGGAGGTGAACTCGCTCTACGGCGGCGGCCGCGTCCCGCCGAACGTGCTCCAGGCGATGATCGACAAGGAGGCGGTCCGCCGCGGGGTGAAGAAGCCTTACTTCGAGTCGGCCCCGGGCAAGTGGGAGCCGCTCGGCGGCGGGGCGGCCGGCGAGGGCGCGTCCGCGGGCAAGGGCAAGGCGGCGGGCGAGGACGAGGCGGCCAAGCTGGACAAGGCCCGCGAGCAGCACCTGAAGAACGTGAAGGACGCGCTCGACGCGGCGGAGAAGGCGGCGAAGGACGACCCGAACGTGAACAAGGACGAGTTCTACCGCAAGCGGATGGAGCAACTGGGGAAGGAGGCCAAACTGTTCGACGAGGGCACTCCGGCCGGGCAGGCGAAGAAGCACCGCGAGGAGGAGCAGGGCGCCCTGGTGGAACTGGAGAGCAAGATCAGCAACATGGGGATGCTGCGGCCGGAGGAGAAGCAGGCGGCGGCGATCATCCTTCGCGAGATGAAGGAGTTGATGGCGAAGCCCCCGGAGAAGCGGACCCCGCTGCACGTCCAGAAGTTCGCCGAGCTGAAGCGGGACCTGGACAACTACCTGGAGAAGGCCCCGGTCCAGTCGAAGGGCGGCATTCCGGACTCGGCCTACGACTACCCGCCGGGCACGGTGAACATCGGGCCGGGCGGCACGACGACGCCCGTCGCTCGCTGATCTGTGGTAGAATCCTGGCTGAACCCAGTCAGGAGCCGAAGATGGCCGACATCGTGGATCTCTTCGCACGGTCCGCCGGGGTCTCCTCCGGCGGATCTTCCGTTGAAAGCACCTCCTTCGCGGACGTCCTCCGCGACTCCGCCGACAAGATCGTGGACGACGACGAGTACGGGGACCGGGCGGTGCGGGCCGGCGCCGAGACGGGGCGTCCGTGGACCGAGACCGCGGACATCCTGCGGCAGCGGAACATCGACCCGGCCCAGTACCGGCAGGCCTACCAGCTCCGCGAGGAGCAGCGGCGGCTGGCGACCACGGGCGAGATGGAGGCGATCAACGTCCGGAACTTCGGCCGGTTCGTCGCCCGCAACGCGATTCCGCTCGCGAGCCAGGGCGTCCGGCACGGCGAGCACGAGTCGGCCTCGGAAGCCATGAAGCGGTTCCGCGAGGGGCGGGCGACCAAAGAGGACGCGGCGACGATCGCGCGCTACGAGCGTCAGCAGGAGAACGACGCGCGGCAGGGTCAGACGCTGGGCGGGTCGATCAACAAGGCCCTGGCCCAGGCCCCCGCGTTCGTGGGCGAGTTCGCCGGGGCGGGCAAGGTCCTTCAGGGTGCGGCGTGGCTGGCCCGCGGCGGCCGGGCGGCCCAGGCGGCGAGCCTGATCCCGGCCCCGATGCTCAACGCGTACACGGCGCAACTCGCCCGCGTCCCGCTGGCGGCGGCGAAGAACCCGGGCCTCCTCGCGCGGGCCGGCGGCCTGGCGTCGCACGCGGGGCGGATGGCGGTTCTGACGCCGATGGTCCCGTCGATGTATTTGGAGCACGCGGCCCAGAACAACATGGCGGCGGGCCGCGACCCCTCGGACCCGCGGGGCTTCCCGACCGCCCTCGGCTACGCCTACGCGAACATGGCGATCCTCGGGCACATGCAGGCCGTGGGGAACAACGTCCGGACGCTGGCCGGTCGGGTGGGGGCGAAGGGCGCGATCGGCGTGGGCGAGCAGGCGACGCTGGACGTGTGGGCGGGCCTGGCCGACCAGGTCCTGGCGGAGGGGTACAAGACGAACACGCGATACGGCGTCCTCGGCCAGTTGATCGGCATCGACCAGGAGCGGGACGTCCCGGCGGCGCTGCGGAACGCGGCGAGCCAGGCGGTGACGTTCTCGCTGTTCGCGGGTTTGCACGACGGCGTGGCGGGGGCGAAGCGGGTCCAGAAGGAGTACAGCGATTACGTCAACACCTTCTTGGAGGCCCGGGGCGAGCGGCAGGCGACGCTGGAGCGGGTGGCCGGGAAGTACGGCGAGCAGATCCTCGGCCGGTTGCAGAAGGCGATGGCGGAGAAGCCGGACCTGACCCGCGGCGAGGCGCGGGCGATGTTCTCGCACGTCAAGGACCCGGCGGTGCGGAAGTTCGTGGACGCGCTGACGGAGTCGATCCCGGACCCCGGCGACGGGCGGGGCAAGAGCCGGCCCTCGGCGGAGAAGCCGGCCGAGCCGGCGAAGCCCGCCGAAGTGGTGGAAGGCGGCGAGGGGTTCACGACGGAGCGGGGTTCGACGTACACGATGGACGGCGGCCGGACGCAGCGGACGAAGGCGGCGAGGGGCGGCGACCCGGACTCGGGCCTAAAGGAGAAGTCGGACCGCACCCTGTTCCTGTCCCCGGAGCACGCCCAGGCGGTGGGCATGTGGCAGGGGCTGAGCGCACAGGGCAAGCGGGTGGTCGTGGCGAACGGCGAGGTCCTGCTGACGAGCATCAACCCCAAGTCGGGCGAGCGTGGCATCGACGGCCGATTCCCGTTCACGACGACGCCGGAGGTGGGCCGCAACCCACTGGAACTGTGGGGCAAGTCGGAGTCGCTGGCGAAGGACGGACTCGAAGGCTACCGCGGCAACCACCCCGGGAGCCGGATCACGGAAGTCCGCGGGCGGAAGGCTCAGCCGGGCGACGCGTCGGACATCCCGCGTGAGGCCTGGTCCCCGATCGTGACGGCCATGAACGACGCCTACCAGCGGGCCTACACGAAGGCCAGGTTCCAGGACGGCAAATCGGAGGCGGACGCGATCGGCGTCGCGCGGGCCGAGTACAGCAGGGTCCGCGAGGAGGGGATCGCGAAGTACAGGGCGGGCGAGAAGCCGGCCGGCGCCGCGGGCGACACCGTGACGCCCGCCCCGGTTGACCCGGTTGCCCCACCGGACCCGGTGCAGGTCCTGGGCGAGGCGGAGATCAAGCGGATCGCGAAGTCGTTCGGGATCAACACCCGCGCCAAAATCGGCACAATCCTCAACAACATCGGGAAGTCGCCCACGGTGGTGGCCCGGTTGCAGGCCGCGGTCCGCGAGAAGCTGGCGGCGAAGCCCGCAGAGGCCCCAGGAGAGGCGATCCCCCCCGCGGACGCAGTTCCGGCCGCCGACGCGGTCGCGCCGCCTGTGGACGCTCCTGTGGCCCCTGGCGGGCCGGCGGACGCGCCCGCACAACCGGCAGACTTTACGCAGGGCGAGAACAACCTGTACCGGGTGCCGGACTCCAAGGACGCGAACGCGGCCGGGAACAACCTGGAGGCGACCAAGCGGGAGTTGTTCAAGGACAAGCAGTACGCGAATCTGTGGTTCTCGAACTCGAAGGCCCAGAACGACGGCTACCTGAAGGAGGGCCAGTTCCAGATCGAGTTCGACGCCGCGAAGATCGGCGAGGGCGACTTCCCGGAGGCGCGGCTGAAGGAGACGGGCCTCGGCAGTCAGCAGCCCATGTACATGAACCCGGCACTGCGGTCGGTCCGGTACAAGGGTTCGTCGGAGTCGCCCGAGTTCCGCGAGATGGCGGAGTGGATCGAGTACCACAACCAGATCCGGGCGGAGGCGGGCCTGGAGCCGGTGCGGCTCCTGTCCGACGACGCGCCGGCCGCGAAGCCGGCGGAGTCGATCCCGGCTGCGCAGTCGGAGGCCCCGCGGCCGGTGGGCGGGACGGACCAGGGTACGCAGTCGGCCCGGTACGGCGACGCGCCGGTGGCGGAGAACCGGCCGATCCCGAGGGAGACGCGGGAGGCGCTGCGCCGGCCCGGCTCCCGGGAGCAGATGAAGGCCGAGCAGGTGACCGGCCCGGAGCGGGAGTTGAACGCACTGTTCGAGCGGACGACCTACGCCCGACTGCCGAGCGGCGTCCGCGAGCGGTTCACCCCCCTGATCGACGAGTTGGCCAGGATCACCGGCCGCGACCGGTCGGTGTTCGAGGACACGGTCCGCCACGCGTGGCTGTCGCAGGACGGCCGGAACCGCGGCACGGCGGAACTGGAGAAGCTCTGGCGCGCCCGGCTGGAGGAGTACCGCCCCACCCCCGAAGAGTTGGCGGAGGCCGAGAGGTCGCTCGCCAAAGCCCAGAAGGAGTACGACGATGCCGAAGCGGAAGCCCAAAGGATCGTTGCCGAAGCCGACCAGCTCGGCCGAGAGTCGCTTGCACGAAGTGCTGCAAAGGCGGCTGCACGCGAAGCTGCGATTGCTGACGCAGCAGACGTTGGTCGCGAAGGGGCGGAAGCACCTCGCGGGCAAGATCCCGATTCGCGACAACTCCCCCCTGGAGTAGCGGCCCGCGGCGAGGGCGAGCCGGCGCCCGGCAGGGGCGAGCGGTCGCAGAGGCCGCCGTCCCGACTGCCGGGCGTCACCGTGCCGCCCGGCGTGAAGGCCCGGGAGGCGGCGGAGCGGGACCTGGCGGAGCAGGCCGAGCGGGCGTCGAAGCAGGCGGAGAAGGACCGGGCCGCGGCGGAGCGGGCCGCGGCGAAGGCGGAGAAGGAGAAGGTCAAGGCGGAGATCGCGGCGGCCAAGAAGAAGCCGGGGGCGAAGAAGCCGGTGCCGGGTCCGGACTCGCCGGAGGCGCAGGCCCTGCTGAAGGCCCTGGAGGATCTGGTGCCGGGCCAGGACCCGGCGATGACGCTGAAGGCCCTGGAGGGGCTGGCGAAGGGCGAGGGCAAGCTGGAAAAGCCGAAGGAGCCGGCCGCCCCGAAGAAGAAGCCGGGCGCCAGGAAGAAGCCCGCGGCGAAGCCGGCGGCGGAGGCGACGCTGCCGGTGGACGTCGAGCCGGGGAGCGAGTCGAGCGCGGACGGGTCTCTGCTGGGGGCCGATCCGGAGAAGCTGAGGCAGGAGTACGAGGCGCGGGCCGAGCGGACGAAGAAGAACCGCCAGGCGGCGGCGGCGAACGCGCGGGCGTCGAAGGTGGACGACCCGCTCCAGAAGAAGCAGGGCGAGAGCGACTTCGCCTTCGAGGAGCGGATTCGCCGCGAGGCCGGGGCGGTGACGATCGGCGAGGACATCAAGGTCCAGTGGGACGGGCTGGACCCGGACTACTTCAAGCGGAACCTGGGCAAGGCCGAGTACGGGGACCTGATCGAGAACGGCATGGGCTGGCTGTTCCGGGCGAAGGACGGGACGAAGGGGAAGGCGGCCTACGACGAGGTGGCGCAGGCCTACGCCGACCGGGGCCTGATCGAGGAGCCGTACTGGAACACGCTCCTGGACGCGATGCAGGAGCACAAGTTGGTCGAAGAGGGCCGGTGGATGGACGTCGTGTACGAGCGGGAAATGCGCGAGCGGTTCCTCGGCGAGTTGGTGGAGAAGTACCAGAAGCAGAACCCGGACTGGGGGTGGGAGCGGGCGGAGAGGGAGGCGCGGAAGAACTTCGGCCAGGAGTTGGCGAACCAGAAGGCGCGTCGCCAGTTGGAGGAGGACGAGCGGCTCCTGAACAAGGAGGGCGAGGAGGAGATCCCGTGGGGTCCCTCGGCCGACCGGGCGGAGGGCGGAGAGAGGAGGGTTAAGGTCCGCGACGACGAGCCGATCGACGCCGGGCTGTGGGTGGACGTCTACGGCGACGGTCGATGGCAGTACGTCGCCGACGCCCCCACGGTCGCGGCGGCGAAGGAAGAGATCGCCGTGAGTGCTGGCAACTATAACGCCGGGTCGAAGTGGCGGGTGCGCAAGCCGCAGCCGGTCAGCGACGCGGACGGCTACTTCGTCAGGGACGACTGGACGTTCTTTTACGAGGAGTCGAACGCCGACGCCTTCCGCCGGGCCGAGCGGGCGAAGGGTCGGTCCGAGAAGGACATCGCGAAGGACCTCGGCGAAGACGACGACCCGGGCCAGTCGATGTTCGGTATGACCGTGTACGGCCCCTCGGCCGACCAGGCGGAGGGCGGCGGCGGGGGGAAGGCCGGGCCGTCGCCGTTCTCGATCACCGAGACGGCGAGGCGTCTGTTCGGCGTGCCGGAGTACGTCACGCGGAGCGTGGGCGACCGCGCCCGCTACCGGGCGCGTGAGCAGGGCATCGAGACGGGGACGATGGGCGTCGGGTCGGTCGGCCTGGCGGCCCACGAGGTGGCCGAGCACATCCTCCGGCAGGGGAGCTTCGAGACGAACCCGGCGAGACTCCCCAAGGAAGTCGCCCGGGGCCTGGCGGCGTTCGATTACGAGCCGGGCCGGCGGATGAGTCGGCTGAAGATGAGCGAGGGCTTCGCGGAGTGGTTCCGGCTGCGGACGACGGACCAGCTCACGAACCTGACGCCGGACAAGCAGGCGGCGAGCGATTACGCGGAGAAGTGGCTGGGCGACCAGGCCCTGACCGCGCGGGCCGACCGGCTGCGGGACATGTGGCGGCGGTACAACGAGCAGTCGCCGGAGCGGAAGGCGGCGGGCCTCGTGAGCGAGACGGGGCGGGCGGCCGGGCCGGAGTTGACTCGCGGCGAGGCCCTGGCGGAGTTCCGCGAGTCGGTGGCGAGCCGCGTGGCCGACGACGTGGTGGACGACCTGGCGGTGATCCGCCGGGCGGAGGCCCACTACGAGGCGAAGAACGGCAAGAAGCTGCCGCCGGGCCGGCGGCCGAGCGTGATCCTCGAACACCTCATGGGGAGCGAGCCGTCGATCGCGGGCGAGTTCCTGCGTGACGGGGCGTGGACGATCCAGTCGGGGCGGAAGGTGCGGATCGGGCAGAGCGAGGCGCAGATCCTCGACGGCCTCCTCCCGGCGGACCTGGCGTCGCGGGACGGGGCGGCGAGCGAGTTCGACACCTACGCGGTGGCGCGGTCGGTCCTGGCGGACTTCGAGATGGGGCAGACGCCCGTGCCGGAGTGGCAGCGGTCGCAGTACCAGGCCGTGGTCGATTCCGTGAACGCGGACCCGGCGAAGCGCGACCGGTACGAGGCGGCGGCGAAGCGGCTGACGAAGGCGTTCAACGACACCCTCCGCGTGCTGGAGAGTGCAGAGGTCCACTACCTGAAGCCGGGGACGGTGGACGCGCTCGAGCAGCGGCGGCCGATGTACGTCCCGCACACCCGCGTGGCGGAGAAGGACAGCCCGAAGCTGTTGCAGGCCCGCGAGGGCCACTCGGCCGAGCAGATCGTCAGCCCGATGGTCAGCTACCACAAGCGGGTCAAGCTGGTGGCCGGGATGCTGGCGAAGCAGATCCGCATGAACGCGGTGATGAAGCTGCTGAAGGAGCCGGGCATGGCGGACTTCGCCCTGTTCGGCGAGACCGTCCCGACGAAGGAGGCCCAGGACATCGCGAAGCGGGCGCTCGACGTGTTCAACCTGTCGGGGGCGCAGCTCGACCAGGCCCTGGCGGACGTGGAGGCGGGCCGCGGCGTGCCGCTGGCGACGACGGTGCCGTGGCAGGACGGCAAGGCGAACACCGTGTGGTGGGCCGGGCCGGGCGGCGAACTGACCAACGTGCGGGTGCGCAACCGGGCGTTGTTCGACCTGCTGACGGACCAGACGGTGGACGCCCACCAGATGGCGAGGCTCGTCCGCGGCGTGGCGGAGATGAAGGTCATGGGCGTCCAGCCGCTCAAGCTGATGAGCACGGGGGCGAGGAAGGCGTTCTCGACCTTGTCGCTGGGCTTCCAGGTGCGGAACATCCCGCGGGACGTGTACCAGTTCTGGGCGAACACGATCGACCGGACGTCGGCGAACCCGTCCACGATCTGGGGCGCCTACCGGGACCTGTACTCGTACTACTACAACCGGCTCCGCGGGCGGGAGTCGGGCGACCCGCTGCTGGAGGCCTTCGTCCGGGACCGCGGCGAGGATTTGCGGCAGTTCAACGAGTTCCGCCCCGACCGGCCGGACACGGCGTACACGCGGCAGCGGAAGGCCGAGCGGTCGCGGCTGGCCCGGACGGTCCACTCGGTCTGGGGCGTGGCCGGCGACGTCCTGAACCTGGCCGGGGCCGGCGAGCTGGCGCCGCGTTACGTCGAGTGGGTGACGCGGCTGAAGCAGGTGACGGGCAAGAGCGAGGCCGAGCTGAGGGAGTCGTTCGCGGCGGCGGAGGCGAAGGCGAGGGCGGGCGAGCAGTACGTCGATCCGGTGCCGCTCGACCTCCTGGCCGAGGCGAAGCACGCGGCCCACGAGGTGACGACGCCGTTCGGCCGGCAGGGGTCCGTCACGCGGCAACTGAACAAGATCCAACCCTTCTTCGGGCCGGCGGTGGCGGGGTTCGCGAAGGCGATCCGCAACTGGCGGGACAACCCGAAGGGGGCGTCCTACGCGCTGGCGGCCCTCATCGTGGCCCGGACGATCCACTGGCTGGCCGTGAGTGAAGAGGACTGGTACCAGGAGCTGAAGGCGAACGACCGGTACGAAAATTTCGTGGTCAACACGCCCGCGGGCCTGCGTCGGTTCCCGGCCCCCCGCGGCCTCGACGTGGCCGGCGGCGGCCTGGTGCCGCTCCTGCTGGACTCGGTCGCGGCGAAGAACCCGGACGTCCGCGGCTACCTGGCCCGGTCGCTGGAGTCGAACACGCCGCCGGTGCCGATCACGCCGTTCGGCCAGATCCTGTGGGACCTCCAGGGCAACGAGAACTGGCAGGGTTCGCCGATCGTCCCGAAGAGTGAGGCGGACGCGTCGCGGTCGCGGAAGCTGACGGAGTACCAACTCCCCTACGCGGCGAAGCAGCTCGGGGCCGGCGGGTTCGGGGTCACGCCGTTCACCGAGGTGCGGAACGCCCGGCGGAGCGTGGACGAGTTTTACGCCCGGCTGGAAGAGTTGCGGGCCGAGGCCGAGGACGCGAAGCGGCGCGGCGGCCGCCAGCCGGCGGAGTTGACGAAGTTCGAGAACGCGTCCCGGCAGATGGCCGAACTGAGCCGCCAGGCCCGCGGCGAGGCCCTGCGGAACGGGCGGAAGGTGAAGGTGGCCGAGCCGACCGCCGACCAGGTGGCGGCGGTGCGGCGTCGGCAGATCGAGCTGGCGAGGAAGCTACTTGGGAAGTGACTCCATCGTCCAGACGCTGACGACGATCCAGGACAGGTAGGCCGCCGCGACTCCGATCGCGGCGACCATGAAGCAGAACTCGGCGTCTTGCTCTTCCACGTCAACCTCCGCGGGCGTCACGGTGACGCCCGGCTACTCACGGATTCGGAACACGTCCACGAGCGGGTCGTACTCGGTGCCGTTCTGGTACGCCTGGCCGCGGAGGGCGTAGATCACCCGCCCGTCCTGGGCCAGCGAGGTGATGAGTTGCCCACTCCCGTAAGGGTTCAGCACGTCCCGGTCGATGGCGTGGGGCAGATCGTCGGACTCCACCGGCGTGCTGCCGATGTCGTGGGCGTCGAAGAAGTACCAGTCGGTCGCCCCGCCGCCGCGGGTGATCGAGCCGTAGTCGTACCCGAGGCGGCCGGTGCCGACCCGGACGGGGAAGATCGCCCCCTGCACGTCGGGGAGGTGGACCACCAAGCCGGCCCGGCAATGGTCGTCGAACGTGACGAAGCCCTTGTCGGCGCTCTCGGGCTGTTCGGCCCAGTAGTCACAGTTGGCGTTGAAGTAGTCCCCCCGCCGCGGCAGCGGGTTGTCCACCAGCCGGCCGAGGAGTTGGTGCCTGCGGACGAGCGATTCGAGACTCGGGTCCGGGTCGTCGAACACGCCGAGGGCGACGCCCCGGCTGCACGGGTCGCTGATGGAGTAGTAGCACCCGAACCCGCGGGCGTCCCGGCGGCCGCCGGTGTACTTGTCGGCGTAGCTCTTGGGCAGCAGGTGTGTCCCGCCCCAGTGCCACTTCTGGTTCGGAACCTCCCACGTCCCGGCCGGGGCGAACGTGCCGTCCTCGCGCAGCAGCGTCCGGCCGGCGCACTTGATCGGCCCGCCGGTCCAGTACGGGTGGTGCCACGACCAGTGCAGGAAGCCGTCGCGGTAGTACGCCTGACCGACCGGGCCGATCCCGCCGGCCGACACGTCGCCCCACTCGTTCGCGAGTGGGGCGGTCGGCAGGGAGTGGAGGTTCGACCCCGTGTACTTCACCGGGTCGGGGATGTTCACCTCGAACAGCCAGTGGCGTGGGTGGTTGTAGCCGATCACGAGCCGCTTGACACCGTTGACTTCCTTGAGGGCCATCGTTGTCTCGGAGTAGCCGGAGTTGGCGCCGCCGACGTACTTGGGCAACTTGAACGAACCCAGGTACTCCACGCGGTCTGGTGTCAGCGGGGCACGCCCGTCATCGTCGGTCATGGGGGTGGGCAGGACGAGCGGGCGGTGCGTGGCCGGCGTGACGGTGATCGTGACCGGGTCGCTCTCGACCCCGAACCCTCCGGCGGACGGGTGACCCAGTCGCCAGCGGAACGTGTAAGTTCCGGGGTCGGACGGCGCCCGGAGGTGCGACACGAAGGCCGCCTCCTGCCCGTTGTCGATGAACCGACCCTGCCCGAGGATGACGAAGTCTGTGCCCCACGAGTCGCCGGTGGCGACCAGAATCGGAGGCTCTTGTGCCCCACTCAGCATCCCCCACTGCTTCGCGCCGGTGTTTCGGAGCGTCACCGAGGCCTTGAAGACCTGATCCGCCTCCAGGATGGTCGGTACGGACTGCGACACGAACGCGGAGTCCCAGTCGGCGGCCGGCGGCGGCGGTCCTTCCTGCCAGTCCACCTCGACCGGCCCGCCGAGGAGGACGGCCGATATCACGCCGTTGGTGCCCTTCGTCTTCGTGATCCTGACGCCGACAGACCTCGTCGTCTCCCACTGGAGCATGGCGCCGTTCTCGAAGGACGCGACCGTCTGCGCGTCCAACACCTCCAGGGTGTTTAGGTCAACGATTTCGACCAGTTGCTCCCGGCCGTTGCGGTCCCAGTCCAGGAAGTACAGGGACAGGAGTCCGGTCTTCTGGACGGTGAACGCGAACTTGTCAGCCATGTAGCGGCAGGCGGCGATGGCACTCTTGTCGGTGACGCGGACGGCCCGCTTGTCGCCCGTGTTCGGTGCCCAGACGTGCGAAAGGATTCCGAAAGCCCACGACGCGATCGGGCTGTTGACCGCGACGGCCCCGAACAGGTTGTACCCGTCCGCGCCGCCGTACTCGTTCCACCTCCAGCCGGCCTCTCCGCTCAGGATGCGGCCGAGGAACTTCGCGACTGGCGGCGGTGGCGGCGGGTTGAGCTTGTCCTCGATCGTCCTGATGCGGTCTTCGAGTCTACCGATCGACCCGGTGTTGTTGATGATCTGTTTGGTAGCCTCGTTGGACCACTCGTCGAGCGAGTCGCACCGGCCGGCGACGTTGCGAACCAGGACGGACTGGGCGTCCACCCGGCCAATCAGAACGTCAACCTGCCCGCTCAGGCGGGACAGGGCCTCGGGCGAGGCCGCGGTTACCGTGTCTGCCATGTGTTTTCTCCAGGCAAGATAGGGAAAGTTTTCGTGTGCAATCTGCCGGTACGGCAGGGGGGCGTCGAACGGTCCAGACATGGGTGCCTCGAAGTAAGCCGGGCGTCGCGGTGACGCCCGGCCGGGGTTGACTAGGGCAGGAGCGGCGCCCAGTACCAGTTGTCGTCCGCGACCGACGCGGCGTAATTCATGTTCCCCTGATCGACCCACTTCCACAGGACGGTCCGCACCCAACACCCGCCGTCCGTGGCGATGCGGTTGCCCAGGTGGTCGCTGCCGTCACTGGCCACGACTTGATACCACCACCCGCAATCGACGTCGCCGCCGGTGTACGGCGTGGGGAACCAGTACAGGTCCTTGCCGTCCGCCAGCCGCTCCAGGCGCATGCTGTCGGTTGAGTCGGACGCGACCCCGACGACGTCAACGAAATACTTCGTCTTGGCGTCCACCTTGCCCCAGCCCCAGCAATCGCCCTCGATCCGGTACCCGTCCTTCGTCTTCGTGACGTAGGCGTCCGTCGAGTACACGGCTTCGTCGGGCAGCGGCGGCGGCGGGGGCGGCGGGGGCAACTGCGCGGCCAGCAGGCCGGCGGTCAGCAGGAACAGGGCGGCTGTCAGAAACTTCCTCATACCATCCTCCTCGTGAATGCCGGGCGTCACGGTGACGCCCGGCGTGCTTCGGTCAGAACCCGGCCTCGCCGATCTTGGCGATGAGTTCGTTGAACGTGGATTGCAGACTGTCGAACAGTCTCCTCGCGGACGACAGTTCGCTGTGAGCCTTGTCCCGCTCGGCGGCCAGGACGTTGTACTCCACGCGGAGCTTGTCGCGGGCGGTGCAGGCGTCGGACAGCGTCTTGCGGAGGTTGCCGGCCGCGTCGATGTCCTCGTTGAGCTTGCCGATCCGCTTGGACTTCTCCTCGGCCTCCTTCTTCCAGAATTCGACCCGCTCGGTGAGTTTGGCGAGTTCCTCTTGGTGCCGCTTCGCGGCCTTCTCTGAGGCGGCCAGGAAGCCGCGGTGCTGCTCGCGGAGTGCGGCGATCTCGTCCGTGAGCTGCTTGTTGTACTCTTTGGAGCGGGCGAGGAGTACGGCGGTCTCGGTGAGTTGGTGGCCGCGGTCCTTCAGGTCCTTCTGCATGTCCTCGCACACGACCCTGGGGACGTAGTTGTTGCAGAAGTACCCTTCGGGGATGACGTGGTAGTACAGGCCGTCCACGAAGTGGGCGGTGTTGGGCTGGCCTCGGCCGTGGGCGCGGATCACCCACCCGGTCCGCTCGGTCTTGCAGCCGAGAAAGATGCCCCACATCAGGCAGACGATCGCGGTGCCGAAGACGATCAGTGAGAGCGTGGTCAGAGACAGGTGCATCACTTTCCTCCCTGAAGGGTTTTGAGGGCGTCCAGAATGGTCATCATCTCGGGGCTGACCTGGGTGGTTCGCTTCTTCTCGGCGGCCTCGGCCTCGGCGAGGAGTTCCTCGGCGGCCCGGAGGTCCTGCTCGGGGCCGCGGGCGACCCGCTCGGCCTCGGCGAGGCACTTCTGGAGTCGCTCGTACTCGGTGAGTTGCCGGGCCTCGTCCACGCACGCGTTGTTGAGCCTGACGTTCAGGTCAACAACCTTGTCGCGGGCGTGTTCGTAGCCGATCTTCGCGATGCGGGTCTGGTCGGCGACGGCCTCGCGGGTGCGGATCAGGCCGATGGCCTTCTGGCGTGCGGCCTCCACCTCCTGGCGGGCGGCGGCGAGCCGGGCGTTGGCGGCGTCGGAGTCGCGGGCGAACGCGATGACCTCGTCCAGGCCGGAGCGGAACTTCAGGAGTTCGGCGACGGCCCCGGACGGCGTCGGCTCGGGCTGCGGGGCCGGCTCGGGCGGCAGGGCCTCGACGACGACGACGCGGCCCTCGGGCGTCTTGGCGTGTGCGGCGTTGAGGGCGTCGGCGGCGGACCGGATCTTGGCGGCGACGTCCTCGAAGTCCTTGTTGCGGCCGGTGGCGAGTTTCACCTCGAAGTCGATCCCGCGGCCGGGCGGGGTGACGAGTAGATCGACGGTCCGGATGGCGTGCTGGACGTCGCGGACGCGGACCACCTCGGCGCGCGGGTGGCAGCGGTGCGTGTCGTAGACCTTCGCCTTCCACCCGAAGTCCAGGCCCAGGCCGGTGCGGGCGACGAGTTCGCGGACGGCGGCGAGGCCGTCTTCCTCCCAGGCCTTCGCGTGGTCCCCGTGACAACAGGCGTGCTCGCTGGCGATCATGTTCTCAGGCTCCCAGAACGTGAGATTGGCCTCCAGGTCCCGCGGCGACATTCGCCGCTGGAGCGGGAGTACGGGCATCCCCTTCGCCTTCCGGAAAGAGGAGGTGAGGGCCTTGCCGAGGGCGGAGTAGCAGAAGTGGCAGCGGGCGGGCGGCCCGTCCGCCAGGGCGTAGTCAGCGATCTGGCCGCCGAACCCGCACCTGCTCCACACGTCGTAGTAGACGACGTGCGTGCCGGTGGTGGCGCGGACGCGGCGGCGCATGGCGGGCCAGTCGGTGGGGCCGCAGACCCGCCAGTGTCCGACGACGACGTTCGACCAGTCGAAATTCACGACGCCACCTCCCGGACGCTCGGGCGGCCGACCGTGCGGGCGACTCGCTGACGCCCGTGCCGCTCGCGGGCGCGGTCGATCAGTTGCGTGATGATCTGGGAGACGCGGCTCTCGCTCTTGCCGTGGATCTCGCCGGTCTCCTTCATGGTCAGGCCGTGGTAGAAGTAGCTGAGGAGTACGCTGTATTCGAGTCGGGACAGGCCGGGGATCAGGCGGCGGACCTGGTGGCGGAACGCGTCGAGCGCGTCCTCGGGGTCCAGCGTGACGAAGGCCGGGTGGTAGAAGAGTGACTCCTTGCCGTTCAGGTTGTCGGCATCGAGTCGGCGGCTGTAGATGTCGGGCCGGGCGACGATGGGGAGCTGGCGGAGGGAGCGGCCGCGTCGGGCCAGGCCGCCGGAGAACCAGTCGCGGCCGCGGACGACGTCGTAGACCGCCCCGCGCATCCGCCGCTGGACGAAGGACGTCAGCCTGACGCCCAGTTCCGGGCGGAACCGGCGCTTGGCCTCCAGGCCGGCGACGGCGGCGACGCTGGCGATCTCCTCGCGGTCCATGAACCGGCCGAGCTTCGGCGCGAGCCGGCCGGCGAGGTAGTTGGCGAGCTTCAGGATGGCGGGGTCGATGTCCCCGTTGGGGTCTGCGAGCATGGGGTGGGCCTCCGTCGTCGTGGTGACTGGGACGTTCTACCTTAGCGCCGCGGTCCGTGCAACCCGCATTATCGCACCCCGGATTCCGCAAACCTACCCGACGATGGTGAGCGGGTACGGACCGACCCCTGTTCGGAGTCGGCCGGGAGGTCTACCCTGCGACGGAGCCGCGGTATACGTCTTCCCGTCCCCGGTGTTTGGTTCAGGCATCCGGGGCTTGCACCCTGCCTGCCGCGACTGGCCTTTCGGCCGGACCCCGCCAGTGTGTCGGACGCGCAACGGGAATCGCGGACGGCGTCCCCCTCCGGGTCCGCCTTCCACTCCTCTTGTCGCTGTGCCTCGGGGGCCTCGGCGGTCGGCGGGAGTGCGATCTTCAGGCCGGTCTGCCAACGGGGGCTGTCAGGCGGTCAGCGTGGCGACGATCTCGGGCCAGTGCTTCGGGTAGGCGAGGCGGGCCTCGCCCACGGTGGCGAACAGTTCGAGCCACTCCTCCTGTTCGGGGGTGGCCTTGTTCCGGCCGACCTTCGTCTCGACGACGACGAGCCGGCCGGGCTTCAGCAGTAGCAGGTCGGGGAAGCCCTTGCCGTCGTAGGCGACGGACGTCTCCCAGTGGTAGTCCATCGCGCCGGCCTTCTTGGCGGCGACGCGCTTCTTCAGGACGTGGAGCACCTTCCAGCCGGCGGCCCGGGCGAGGCGGGCGACGGCGTCCATGAACACGTTCTCGCCGCACCCGTCCGGCGGCGGCGAGGAGAGGGCGGCGACCAGGCCGAGGGCGGTCGCATTCACCTTCGCGGTGACGCGGCCCCCGGCCTGGAGCGCCTTCAGCGTCTTCGGGTCAACCTTCATGCCCACGGGTCAGTCCTTCTTCTCGGCGGCGATCGACTGGTAGCCCCGCGGGCCGTTGATCTTCATGACGTGGCCCGCGTACCGCTCCATCGCCTCCTTCTCCTTCCGCTGCCGTTCGTCGGCGAGGTCCTGTTCGACCCGCTGCATCACCCACTGCATGATCCGCTGGCGGGCGTTGACCTCCACCTTCGAGAGTTCGCGGTGGATGCGGGCCATCAGTAGGATCTCCGCGTCCTGCGAGCGGCCCTCAGCCTTTTCTTCTGCGGCCGGGGCCGGCGAGGGCGACGGCGTGGGCGATTCCGGCGTCTCCGACGACGACGAAGTGGGGGTCTGCTTCAGTGCCATGTCCGAGGTCCTTAGGCGCGGTGGATTCGCCGGTCGCGGGCTGCGCCTGGGCCTGCGTCGGCGTGTACGGATTCGGGTTGTCGTCCCGGTAGGTCGGGGCGGCGGGGTACTGCTCGGCCTTCGCGAGCGATCGGTTGGCGGCCAGCATCACCTGGAGGTGCTGCGGCCTCTGCCAACACTTCTCGGCGCGGGCCGCCTTCTTCGCGGCGTTCTTCTTCCGGTTCGAGCGGCTCTTGTGGGCCATGACTGCCTCAGAGTGGGGGCGCCTTCGGGATTGCCGACGCCTTCTTGACGGCGGGCGTCACGGCGACGCCCGGCTTGGGTGCGTCGATGCCGGGCACGGGGCCGAGCGCGTCGTCCGCCATCATCCGGACCAGGCGGCGGGCGTCGGCCAGGAGGCCCATGAGGACGTGGCCCTCGCGGGCCGCGTCGATCAGTGTGACCTCGCCGGAGGCGCGGCGGCGGAGGGTGTCCTGGATCTCGCCGAACGCCTTCGCGAACAGGCCGAGCACGATGGTCTCGTGCCGGGCGACGAACTCCTCGCGGGTCACTTCTTCCTCCTGCGGTGGGTGGGGCCGTTGGGGCAGGTGGCGAAGTGGCTGGCGTGGAGCGTGAGGCCGGCGGCCTGGGCCTGGGCGAGGTTTTTGCCGCCGAGGACGTCGTAGGTGCCGTCGCCGTTGACGACGACGTTGCCGTCCGGGGACGGGTCGGGGTCGATCGGGGCGGTTTGCCGGCTGACGCACGACATCAGCCAGAGGACGCGCTTGCCGCACGAGCGGCAAGGCCGATGGTAGTCGTGCGGGGGCTGGGGGCGCGCGTGGCCGGCGTCGGCCCGGGGTTCGGGCTTGTCGTCGGGTTCGCTGAGGAAGTCGAACAGGTCGCGGCTCATTACATTCCCTCCTTCGGGGGCATGGGGACGAGGCGGCTCATGGGCACCGTCCCGACGTGGCGGAACCAGTCCTCCGGGTGCAGGGGCATGCACGGGAGGTTCTCCGGCGGGTGGTAGTAGTTGGTCTGGGCGAACAGGCCCATCGCCTGGTTGAACGTCATCGGCCGCTTCGCGGACTTGGCCCGCCAGTAGGCTTGCAGCCACTTCTTCAGGGTGTCGGGCTTCTCGCCGCGGGTCTTGGGGTAGTAGATCCGGCCGGTGACGTCCACGAGTGACCCGTCCGTCTGGACGACGGGCCGGCTGCGGCGGCGGGGGTCGATCTTGTTCCCGCACGGGCAGCGCACGCCCACGACGATGCGGCCGCACTCGCACCGCTGCGGCTCGGGCGGCGTGCCGGGCGTGTCGTGCTGGAGGTGCCACTCGCGGAGGCCGCACGCGACCCGGTCGCTGTGCGTGAGGTCCCACTGGCGGTTCTCGTTGAGCGAGCCGAACCGCCACCAGTTGCCGCCGTGGTCCTGGACCGTGCAGTGCGTCTTGCCGTCGTAGATGCGGAGGCCGCGGCCGCCCGACTGAAGGTAACTCTGCACGGTCGAGAACACGGTGGCGAAGATCAGGTGACTCACCCACGGGAGGTCAACGCCCTCGCGGAGGACGAACCGGTTGCAGATCACCTTCACCTTGCCGGAGCGGCTGGCCTCGATCACGCCCTCGCGGGCGGCGTGGTCGGAGTCGAACCACTCGCCCCCGACGCGGACGTTGTCCCCGTCGATGTGCGCCGCCGGGATGCCGGCGCCCTGGAACTCGTCGCAGAACCAGACGGAACTCTGGACGTCGGGCGCGAAGAGGATCGTGGGGCGGTCGTCGGGGTTGATCTTTCGGTACCACTCCAGCACGCGGCCGTAGACGCCCGGCGTCATCATGGCGTTGTGGAGCTGCTTCTGGGTGACGGTGTCCATGTCCGTGGCCAGGGCGATCCGCTTGCCGGTGGCGAGGCCCGGCTCGTCCGGGCCGTAGTGGTGGGCGGGGACGAGGTGCGGCGGCTTCGACGTCTGGAGGTCGCGGACCCCCGGCCCCTGCACCAAGACGTCGAACATGTCGCCGAGGTCGATCGGGCTGGCGGTGTAGCCGACGACGACCCCGCCGGTGTCCAGGTGGTGGCCGGCGACGGCGTGGCCGGTCGGGTTGTTGAAGAGGTGGCACTCGTCGAAGATGGCGAGGTCCGCGTCGCACTTCTCCCACACCGGGTTCTCGCCCATCGAGCGGGACTTCTCGGTCTGGACGCTGGCGATCTGGAGCGGCTTCGCGACGTCGCGGGCGTAGCCGGCGGCCCGGATGCCGAACTCCAGGCCGAGCTTGCCGAAGACGTCGGCGGCCTGGTCCAGGAGTAGCCGGCGGTTGGTGTAGAGGGCGACTCGCTTGCCGCGGGCGATCCACCGCTCGGCCTGGGCCGCGAAGACGCGGGTCTTCCCGCCCCCGGTGGGGAGCGTTACGGCGACCCGCCGCTGGCGGTCCGCGATCTCGGCCTCGACGTCGTGGAGGAGTTCGGCCTGGTACGGCCGGAGTTCGATGGGCATGTCGCTTCCGTGCGTTCGGGGGGAGAACGGGCCGGCTTCGTGCCGGCCCCGGTCGGGTCACTCACTCGTCGTCGGCGTCGGCGTCGCGGGCCTTCGCCTCGGCCGGGATGCGGGCGATCTCGGTGATGGTCAGTTGGCCGTGACGCTTGGCGAACCGGCCGAGCGTGGCGAGGTCCACGTTCTCGATCGAGAACGACAGGGTGGCGTGGACGGCCTTCGGGCTGACGCGGAACGACTTGGAGTCGAACACGCCGGCCAGTTGCAGGTCGTCGTCGGCGCCGGGGAGGCTGTCCTGGTCCGGCCCGCCCGCGGACCGGGCGAGGAGGACGGCGGAGAGCCGCTTGCCGCAGAGCATGGACTCGGCCGCCTTCAGGCCGAGCGAGCGGCGGTCGATGGTGACCGCCACGCGGCAACTCTTGTCGCCGATGCCGACGTCGCCGTAGGCGACGGCGATCGACTCGGACACGGACATTTCGGCCGCGGCGGCGGCCTTCTTGCGGGGTGGCACTGTTGCCTCGGGTTGGGGGTGCGGGCGTCACGGTGACGCCTGGGGGGTCACTTCGACTTCTGGGCCGACACCTTCTTCTGCCACGCGTCGAAGGTTTTAGCCACGACGCCGCACGCCTTCAAGATCAACTTGTGGGAGGGGCCGTTGGCGGTGCCGGTCTCGGCGGCGTACTTGTCGATCTCGCGGATGACGGTGCCGAGCGTGTGGCGGAACTTCTCGCCGTCGAACTTCTTGGCGGGCCTGGCGGGGGCGGCCTTCTTCGCCTCCTTCGGGTTCTTCAGGATCTCGGCCTTCTTGGCGGCGTCGCCCGCGGCGGCCTGGTCAACGGCCTTCGCGAACCGGGCGGCGCGTTCGACGGTGCGGCGGGTGGTCTTGTTGCGGGCGGCGACCTTCTCGCTCGTCTTGCCGCGCTTCGCCCGGGGCTTGCCCTTCTCCTTCGGGGCGGCGGCCTCGGCCTTCTTCTCCTGCTCGACGGCGGCCAGGTACTCCTTGCCCAGGTAGTAGCGGCGGAGTGCGTCGGGGAGGTTGCGGCGGCCGAGCTGGTGCTGCGCCATCCACTCCATCGCGGCGGCGCGGTCGGGGAACGACTGCCAGATCACCTTGTAGGCGATGTTGTGCTTCTCGCAGATGTCCAGGCGGTTGTGGCCGTCCAGGAGGATCTTCTCCTCCTTCCAGGCGACGAGCGGGTCGCGGCACCCCTCGGCCACGAGGTTGGCCTCCAGGATCTTGCGCTCGTCGGGCGACTGCTGGGGCAGGAAGGCCTTGAACTCGGGGTCGATCGTGAACGGGCGGTCGTGAGCGGACACGGGAACTCCTCGGTCGGTGGTGCGGGACAGGGTGGAGAGAGTAGCCCCGGCGGGCCGGGGCGTCAAGACGACTAGGGCGGCGGCTACTCGGGCTTCAGGAGCTTCAGGTGGGATTCCTGGCTGGCGGCGCACGGGCCGCACTCCTCGCCCCCGGTGGGCGTCCGGCCGCACGCCGGGCAGAGGGCCGTGCGGTTGAGGGCCTCGATCAGCTTGTCGGCCGCGAATACGGCGATGTTGGCGTAGGCCGCGAAGACGCGGACCTGCTCGGGGTGGATGGGCGGGTCGTGTCGCATGAGGCTGGCCATGAACCGGGCGGCGAACTGCTCGCGGGCGGTGAGGAGTTCGGCGTTCATGTCGCGGTCGAGCTTCTTCTTGCGGTTCATCGTGGGTCCTTCCGGTTCTCGGGGGTGTTGATGGATTCGGCGATGCCGCGGGTTTGCCACTCGTCGTACAGGCCGTGCCAGTCGCCGGGCACGCCGAGCTGCCTCTCGAACTCGCGGCACCGGCCGACGAGCTTCGGGTAGTAGGTGGTGACGTTGCCGTTGTACCCGTGGGCCTTGACGGTCCCGCACCGGGGGCACAGGTAGATCCCGCCCCCGACCTCGGTCTGTCCGATCCTCTCCATCGTGTGGTCGCAGGTGGGGCAACTCACGCGGCCTCCAGGTAGTCGGCCAGGTGGCGGAGCGACCGCGCGTACCACTTGGCCAGTTGCTCCATGCTGGGGGTCTTGTCGCCGGGGAACTTCGAGGCGATGTCCCGGGACATCTGCTCCGTCAGCCGCTTCGAGTCGGCTTCGGCCGGCGCGAGTTCGCCGCGGGCCATGGCGCACGCGAAGCTGACGAAGTGGTACAACTTGCCGCACAGGTCCGCCGCGGCCTCGGGCAGGACGGGACTCTCGCGGTCCCCCCTGACCGCCGCGACGCAGTGAAAGCAGATGATCGCGCCGTCCGGGAACGAGTGGTATTTGCCGGGGGCGACGATGTACACCTCCCCCGGGCCGCGCATCGTCTTGCAGGCCACGCACTGGATGACTCCCATCGGTCTCCTTCGGGTTGCGGGCGTCACGGTGACGCCCGGGGTTCACTCCACGACTTGCAGGCGGAGTTGGTGGCGGAACAGTTCGGCCTCCACGCGGGCGGCCTCGCGGTACGCGGCGTCCAGGGCCGCGGGGACGATCCCGTCGTGTTTCTTCTGCTGCGGCAGGACCGCCCCCTTCTTGCGGAGCGGGTTGAGGTGGCACTGGACGGCGTTCGGGCTTTTGAAGCCCATCACGCCCGCCACCTCGCGGAACGTCGGCGGCCGCCCGTGGGCGGCGATCAGGTCGTAGATCGCGAGCATCACCTCGGCCTGGCGGCGGGTGAGCTTCAGTCGCTGCGGCGGCTCACTCACTGGAACATCCTCGCGACGAGGTAGAGCAACTCGCCGGTCGCGACCGACACGACGACCGCGCCGGCGAGTTGCCAGAAGGTGGGTTCTCCGAAGTCGGGTTGGTCCTGGTTCATTGGGTCGGCTCGGTCCCGGTGTCGGGGTTGAAGAACTCGCGGCGGGCGCCGTCGAACTGCAAGCCCGCCTTGTCCGCGTGCTCCTTGAACATCCGCCACGCCTCGGCCTTGTCCTTGTCGCGGAGGGCGACCATCTCGCCCAGTTTCTTGTTGATGTCCGCGACGCTGGGGTCGGCGGCGAAGAACCCGGGGAGTGCGGCGAGCGGGTTGGGCCGCTCGTTGGCGTAGCGGACGAACAGCCGGCGGGGCACCTTGTAGATCCCGCCGGGCGCGATCTTGGCCTTCGCCTCGTCCTCGGCGTTCCACTTGGGGTTCGGCTTGAAGACGACGCGGAAGGGCACCTTCGCCTTCGCGAAGAACTGGTCGGAGTCGGGCGAGTCGCCGAACTTCGGGGCGGCCTTGCCGGGGAACGGCTTGACGTCGGCCATGGCCAGGCCGCTGGCGTGCTCGAAGTCTAGCTGTTGGTCCATCGTGTCCAGGTAGACGGTCAGACTCTTGTAGTCGTTACTCACCTCGTAGAAGTGCAGCGTGGGCGTGGACCCGCCGCGGCCGTCCGCCTGCGAGACGCGGATGATGCGGTCCACCAGCATGAAGTCTTCCCCGCTGGCCAGGCCGGGCGGCGTGGCGGTGAATCCGGCGGCGAGGTAGGCGTCAACGTGGGCGAACAGGTCGGCGGCGTTGTCGTCCAGGCCGGTGACGGGGAGCGTGACTTGGACGCCGGCCGGGTGCCAGAGCTTGACCCAGCCGCATGCGACTTTCTCTTCCATCGGTGTCCTCGGTGGGGCGTGAAAAAACCCCGGGGCGGGAGTCGCCCCGGGGTGCGTGGCGTTCGTCAGCGGATGCGGAGGTGCCGGCCCTTCGGCAGGAGGCGGGCGTAGGGGAGCGGCTCGCCCGCGTTCAGGGCCTGGCGGATCTTCTCGCGGTCGGGGACGCGGATCGTCTGGACGTGCTCGTCCGGCATGTCCGCGACCATGTCCTCGAACACCTCCATCGACGCGAGGCCGCCGTTCTGCTGGGCGGCGATCGTGCGGCCGGACGCGGTGGCGATCTTGACCTGGTTGGTGTGCTCCATGTGTTCCAGGAGCTTGGCCTTCAGGTACTCGGCGCGGCTGCGGCGGGCGCGGGCCTTCGCCTGCCACTGCTCCACCTCGGCCTGGGCGGCGGCGGCCTCCATCTCCAGCGTCTTGATTAGCCCGACGTACCCGTCGAGCTTCTCGGCCTCCTGGCCGATCAGTTCCTTGTACCACTCGGCGATGGCGGCCTCGGCCACGGGGCTGGTGACGTCGCCCCCGATTTCGTCGAGCACGTCGTTCCAGGCGACTAACTCTCTCGTGATCTGGAACAGGGTCGGCATTGTCGGACTCCGGAGGGGAACAGAGGGGCCGGGCGTCACGGTGGCGCCCGGCGGGTCCGGCCTACTGGCCGGGTCTCGGGTCGGGGCGGTTCGCGCCGCGCTCGGAGCGCTGGACGTCGAACTCGTCCCCGGCGAACTCCAGGGCGAGCCGGCCGGGCCTCAGCTCGACGACGGTGAGCGTGAGGACGTCGCCCGTCTCCTCGTGGGTGACGGTGATCGACTGGCCGGGCTTGCGTGCCAGGACTAGGGGCATGGGTCTATATCTCCTCGCCGATGCGGACGCACCGGCGGCACAGGGGTCGGCCTTCTTCGGTGGTCCCGCCCTGCGGCGGGGCCAGGCGGATGGCGGCGGGTCGGTCGAGCCGGTCGGCCAGGGTGCGGACGCACTCGGCCGACCGGGGGAGGATCTTCATGCCGCACCGGCGGCAGGGCGTGGGCCGGACGGCGTCTTTCGGGATCTCGTACTCTTCCAGGAACCGGGCGAGGTCGCTGGTGGCGATCAGCCGGCGTTCGTAGCGTCGGACGCGGGCGCGGTTCTCCTCGGGGGTGAGGGGCCGCTTCGCGAGTTCGGCGGCGGCGGCGTCGGCGGCGTCCTGCCGGGCCTTGATGCGGGCGAGGTCGCGGCGGACGCGGCGGGCGACGCGGGCGAGCTGGCGGAGGTAGGCGACGGGTCCCTCACGCTCCAGCAGGGTGGCGACCGGCTCGCACTTGCGGGCGTGGCGGACCAGCAGGCCGGCGGCGTTGTGCCGCTCGTCGGGCCTGGGCGTCGGGGGCGGCGGCGGGATCGGCTGGCCCTCGAAGTCGGGCATTGCCTGGGACACCAGGTAGCGGGGGATGAGCACGCCGCGGGCCTCGTAGGGGGCGGATGATCCTGTGGGTCGTGACATGGTCGGTCCTTCGGTCGGCCGCTTACCTGCGGCCCTCGGCGGGCGTCGTCGTGACGCCCATAGGTTCCGCCGGGAGTCGAACCCGGAACCCCGCGTCGCGACGCGGGGGGCATCCGATGCCGGAACCTCTGCCCGTCTCTCCGGGCCGCCATCCCTGCTTTAACGCCCTTCGTCGGCCGTGCGGATCGCTCAGGGCGCCCCGTTGCCTTGACGGCGTCCTTGTGGGGCTGGGCGAGCGATACGGACTGTAGGCCGGGGATACGCGGGGCGCGTTCCGCGGAGTCGGTGGGGTGACTAGCCCCCCGCGGAACTTGCCTCCTCGGTGGTCTCTTCGCCGGCCTCCTCCGCCTTCGAGCGTGCGGCCGGGAAGTGCAGGCGGAACACGTCGCGGCCGACCGCGGGCCGCGACCGGAACGCGTTCAGGGTGATCGCGTCGGGGAAGTCAGCCTCCTGGAGCGCGTCGGCCAGGATCGGGAGTCGGTCCCACTCGATGCGCTCGGCGATCTCGCCTTCGGGGTGGTTGTCGCGGAAGACGAACATGCTCGCGATCAGGGCGCGGACGTCGGCGGATTGCCAGGCCGGGTGTTTGCGGTGGATGTCGGGTTTCCAGTTGCCGGCGGCGTCGTTGACGAGGTACTTGTGGCTGAACCACTGGTGGGCGATGTTGCCCCAGATGGCCCCGGCGAGGCGGGCGGCGGCGACCGGGTCGGCCGGGTCGCACCACAGGTGTTGCACCTGTAGGACGGTTCGCCCGTCGAGTACGCGGGGGCCGCCCGTCCACCCCTGCCGGAGGGTGACGAACCCGACCGGCGTTTCGGTGTGGTCGGGCTGCTTGCGGCCGGGGTCCTTCGTGCCGCGGTAGACGGCGACGCAGACCGTGAGGGCCTGGCGGCGGGCGGCGGCGATGGCGGCGCAGAACTGTTGGACAGACCGGGCGACGTAGCGCCGCAGGGCGTTCGTTTCGTCGATCCTCGCCATGAACTGGGCAACCTCCACCATGTTGGCGGCGTTCACGGTGCGGTTGACGTGCCAGGTGGTCATCGCGTGGCCTCCGCGCCGGCGTCGGTCAGTCCCAAGTCGCCCATCATGTGGTCGGCCTTGTTCACGGCGTTCGCGGTGTCGTAGGCGTCGTCGGTGTCGATCACGCGGCGGCCCTCGTCGTCGGTGACGACGATGCGGCGGCCTCCGCTGCGCTGGGTGGGGAAGACGTGGCAGGTGACGCGGTGGCGGTCCCCGTCCTTGTCGATTACCACGGCCTGGCGGCGGTGGATCGGTCGGCCGGTGATGGGCTGGGTGCCGTTCTGCGGGTGGGCGGGCAACTGGGCGGCCATGAGCGGAACTCCGGAGGGTGGTGGGGCAGTGGCACGGGCGGGAGTCGAACCCGCCAGCGGAACCCGCCGTGCGTCGCTGGGCCGGGGGGATCGCACGCCCGGGGGAGGGCGTGGGAACAGGCCGTCGCGTCGCTGGGCGCCTCGTGCCGTTGCGGCGTGGCCGGGCGGGTTGTCCGCCCGGCCGGGGGAGCGGTCACAGCTTGGCGAACTCTTCCCACGACACGCGGGCGACCGGCTCGTTGAAGCTTGTGATGATTCCGCCGTAGCCGATCAGTCCGGCCGGGCCGCCCGAGGAGCGGATGAGGTAGTCGGGTTCTAGGCGGTGCTTCGCGTGGGTGGCGTCGCACAGGGCGAGGGCGGCGGCCTGGCCGGGCGTGGCGTGGGTCGCGCGCCACCAGTTGAACAGTGCGGCCCACAGCCACGGGGCGCCGGTGGTCGGCTTCGCCCGGTGCCGCTTCAGGTAGTTCGGGTTTCGCATCAACACGCCGTTGCGGCCCTCGACGTACTCGCGCTCAAACGGCCGGTGTCCCAAGTCCTCCTCGGCGTAGTCTTGGGCGTTGATCTGGGCGCGGGTGAACGCGTCCTTGCCGTTCCAGTCCTCGGCCTGGATGAGGACGTCGTAGCAGTAGTGGCCGTGCTCCATCGTGCACGCCGCGGTGATGTGCGTGTGGCACAGTCTGCGGGGGTGGAACGGGGTCAGGTCCATGTCGGGGAAGTGGTCCAGGTCCGCGCCGGTGACGCGGCGGAGTAGGTCCGTGTAGGGCTTGGTGTATTCGTGGTCGAGTGCGGCCTCCACGCGGAACCATCGGCGCTTCGACTGCGGGTTGCTGGCGTAGGTCAGCGTCCCGGCCTGCATCGCGCGGGCGAGGTCCATCAGGTCGGCGGGCTTCGTCTTGTCGAACATGCGGAAGTGATCGGCCAGTTCCAATACCTCGGGCGAGGTCTCGGCGGTCACGGTGATCGTGCCGGAGAAGTCGGGCGCGGTCTCGGTGAATTCGTAACGCATGGTCTCGGCTCCTTTGCCGGGTGAAAGATGGTGGGCGAGGGGAGAGATTACTAAAGTTCGGGGGGTCGCGTCAAGCCCGGCCCACCGCGGGCCGGGCGGATTTCGCAAGTTACTTCTTGGCCTCAATCCGCGAACAGGTCGCGTCGAGTTCTTCGCAGTCGGCCGAACAGAATCGGGAACCCTGCCGGGCGGTGTAGCCGCACCATGTGCAGGCCGTGCGGCGAGCTGGCGGGGCCTCGGCCGCGAGGTCGTCGGCCTGGGCTTCCAGGTCGGCGAGTTCGTCGGCGAGGTCGTCGAACAGGTTTCGCGTTAGACTGGGCATGTCTCGTCCCCCGCTGAAACCAGTTTGTACACAAAGTCCCCCGCGCCGTTTTGGTGAATGCCGTAGATCGCCCCGCAGCATCGGAAGCAATTGACGTAATCGTTTCCGTGCTCCTCGACGTGCTCGGGCTTGTCGTGGCCGGGGTGCTCTCGCTTGAACTGGGCCAGCGCGCGTTTGATGCTCTTGGTGGTCATTGCCGCTTGTCCTGGGTGGTGGTGGTTCGTCGGGTGGCTTGCTCGTGCCAGTCGGGCGGCCACGGGCCGACGATCGTGTACATGCGGGCGGTGGTGTTCCCGCCGCGCCTCCGCTCCTCGGCGGTGAGTTGGTGGCGGCGCGGGTCGTGTCCGCACCGGAACCAGCCGGGGTTGCGCTTGCGTCTCATCGGGGCTTCGTGCTCCTGGTGAAGGGGCCGGGCGACACGGTGTCGCCCGGCCTGGTGGCGGGGTCAGTAGCCGGCGGCCTCGGCGGTGTGGTCGCGCCGGATGCTCCCCCCGTGCTGCCAGTCGGGCGCCATCACTCCGGCGTGCGACGTGGTCCCGTCGTAGTTCTCGACGGTGGCGTCGCGGGCCGCGAGGTCCTCTAGCGGGCAGTAGCTTTCGCTGTGGTACTCGTGGCGGCCGTCGCAGTCGCGGCCGCCGCTGCTGTACTCCTGGGCGACGCCCTGGCCGGTGTGGGTCCAGGTCGTGGACTCCCACGAATAGCCCTCTTCGGTCGGGCCTCCGACGTCGCGCGTCAGGCTCTGGCCGGGCCGTAGGCTGATCTTCACCCACTGGTCGTTCTCCCACACCAGAAAGCGGGCGGTGGGGACGGTCTCGCGCTGGGACATGGTCTAGGCTCCTGTGCCTGGGGTGGTGGTGGGTTAGAGTGTGCCGCTGCTCATGGTCGCCACGGTGATTTCCGTCTGTTGCCACGAATCGACGCCCAGCCAGGCGGCGACGGCCTCGCCGAACAGGCTGTAGGGGTTCCCGCCGATCTGGCCGCGGAAGGTCGCGACCGGGGAGAGCGGCCGGCGGTCGGATGCGATGCGGAACGCGACGTACTCGCCCTGCTGCTCGGCGATGACGATTGCGGGGACGTCCGGCGTGGGGGTCGGCGTGGGCCTGGGGGTTCGTCTCGACATGGTAAGGCTCCTGTGCCTGGGGTGGTGGTCGGCGGTCGGGAGTCGATCGCCGGTGAGGGGCCGGGCCTGGTGCGGCCCGGCCGCTCGCCGGGGGCCGGCTCACCACTTGGCCCACTGCGGGAGTCGGCTGTAGATGGCCTCCGCGTTCCGCTCGTGGGCCTGGGCGGCCTCGACGTCCCCGATCGCTCTGAGTCGGACGGCGCGGGCCTTCATGTCGCAGTAGGCCGCGTACTGGCCCAGCACCTTCGCGGCCTCGTCGTAGTCCGGGGCGTCGTTGCTGAGGGCGTCCAGGTTGATGGCCTCGAACAGCGGGCCGGGGGCCGGGTGGTGCCAGGTCAGTGCGGGGGTGCCGTCGTCGTGCGTGAGGGCTTCGACGGTGAAGCCCTGGGCGGTGGCGTAGCGGCGGGCCTGGGTGGTACTCCAGAATTCCGCGATCAGTTGTTCCCGGCCGTGCTCGTCGGTGTGGGTGAAGCGGGTGAACTGGTTCCGGCCGGTGAGGGTGTAGTGCGGTCGCATGGTCTCGGCTCCTGTGCCTGGGTGGTGGGTGGGTTAGTTTCGCTCGTGTTCCAGGTCGCTGGCCTCGTAGGCCGCGCACTTGGCCGAACAGTAAACGTGCTCGGCCTCGGTCATGTGGGCGTAGTCCCCGACGTAGAGCGCGCATCCGCAGTGGCGGCATTCCCCTTCTTCGGTGCGGTCGGCGATGCGGTAGCGGGTCGTGCGTGGCATGGTCTCGGCTCCTGGTGCTCAGAACAGGGAACCCGGCTCCGCGACGTGCGGGGCCGGCTCGGGCAGGATCTTCGCAGGTTCGGCCGCGGGCGGCAACTCGGGTGCCTCGTGCATCGGCAACGCGACCGGATCGGCCTGGGCGATGCGGTCCTGAATGTTGCTCATCTTCCGCATGAGGGACGCGCGGGTCTCGGGCAGGATGGCCGGGTGGCCCACGACGTCGATCATCGCGCGGCGTGCCAGGGCGAACAGGTACGCGGCGGCGATCATGCGGGAATCCGTCTCGCGAGTGCTGGCGGCGATCACCTCGGCCCATAGCTTGGGGTCGATCTTCAGGCGGTGGGCCTTGTACAGGTCCTTGCGGGCCTGCTTGGCGGCGCGCAGCGTCGCGCGCTTCGCCCGGCGTTCGATCTGGGTCAGCACCTGGTGTAGCGTGGGCTTCTTCATCGCGTGGTCTCCTGGTCAGTTGTCGAACAGCACGCCGGGCCGCTTGGGGGCCGGCGGGTACGTGGGCGCCGGGGCCTCGGGCGGCCTCGTCCGCTCCTTGCATTGGGCCTTGTTCTGGCCCTTGTAGTTCTTACAGCGTCGGCCCCTCTCGGCGTGGCATCGCGGGCAGGCGATCAGCATCGCGGCGGCCTGGGCGCCGGCCTCGGCCTTCAGGTCTTGGCTGGCCTGGGCGAGTTGGCGGAGCGACTCCCCCGCGGCCTTCGCGGCGATCTCGGTGAAGACGCGGCGTTCCTCCTCGTCGATGGCGGCCCGCACCAACTCCGCGTCCTCGGCGGCCTGCTCCTGGTCGGTGTCCTCGTCCGGACAGAAGTCGTGGTGATCGCGGCAGGTGGGGCAGTAGTCCCACGCGCACGGGGGCCAGCGGTGGCCGTTGTCGTCCGCGTGCGTGGGGGCCTCGCACTGGGGTTCGGTCCGCTGGCGGTGAACCTGGGCGTAGTGCATGGCCAGTCTGGGCGTCGCGGCGTCGTGGTCTGCGTGGCGGCCGTCTGCCCACCGCACGCGCCAGGTGTGCGTGGTCGGCTTGATGGGGTGGCGGATGGTCGGCATGGTCGGTGCTCCTGGTGAAGGGGCCGGGCGACACGGCGTCGCCCGGCCGGGCCTGGTGGCGGTTACTGGCCGGATGCGGCCGCGTCCTCCTCGGTGTCCGCGACGTCGAACACGTAGACGATGAAGCACCGCGGGCGGCCCTTCTCGTCGGTGGCCTCGACGTCGGCGGGCGTGGCCTGGGCGTCCTTGCCGCGGCCGGACGGCGCCCAGATGGCTATGGCCTGGGCGCCCTTCTTCACTCGGCGGCCGGCGGTCAGCCACTGGACGAACCCGCCCACGACGGACGCGGTCGGCCGCTGGGCGAGCACGAAGCACGAATTGAAGGTGGTGAGGGCGCGGCCGACAGTGGTGCGGATTCCGCCGTGCCGCATCATCAGGGCGGTACGCTCGGCGTCGGTGAGGGCGGCGACGTCCTTCGCGAGCTGGCGGAGTGCGGCCCTGCGGATCTCGGCCGCGGCCTTCTGTTCGGGCGTGGGGGTCTTGCGTGGCACGGTCTACGCTCCTGGTGCGTGTTTCGGCCCTGCTGGGCCTCGTCAGTGCGGGGCGGCTCACCCCGCAGACACGCGGGGGCCGCGGGGCGGCGGGCGGGCCGACCGGCCCGCTACGCTCCGCCGTCAGTCGGCCGCCTTCGCCTTCTTCGCACGCGGCTTCGCCGGGGCCTTCGGCTTCGCGGCCGGCTTGGGCTTGGCCGTGGCACGGGCGGCCGCGGGGACGGCCTTCGGCCTGGGCTTGGGCGCGGCCTTCGGCTTCGCGGCCGGCTTGGGTGCGGCCGGCTTCCGCACGCGGGGCTTGCGGGCCGGCTTCACCTCGGCCGCGGGCGTCGGCTCCGGCACCACAGCGACCGGGACGGGCTGCGGTTCGGGCTGGGCGAACGTCACGGTCAGGGTGACGGACGCGACCGGGGCCGGGGCCACGCGGTCCGCGGCCCTCCGCATCCAGCCGGCCAGCCGCTCACGCTGGCGGGCCAGCCAGCCGGGGAAGCCCTCGTCACGCAACGCGTCGGTGATCGGGCGGGCGACCTGGGCGAGGACGTCGGCGAGGTCGGCGAGGGTGTAACGCTTCGACATGGTCAGGCTCCTGTGCCTGTGGGGTGATCGGCGGGGCTGCGGAGTGCAGGCCGCCGGGCAGGGGCCGCGGGGTGCGACCGCTGCCCGGGGGTCAGCGTGCGTCAGCGTGGCCGGGGATCGTAGGCGTCGTGCACATGGGGGCTACCTCGTTGCGGTGTGGCCGGGCGTCATCGTTGAGGCCTGAGTGTAGCCGATCGCGGGTGCGGTGTCGAATGCGTGTGCGTGCGGCGGGGGCTGGCGACTAGGGCGGAGGCTCGCGGCGGGCGACCGCCGCCGAAAACGGAACCGGACACCCGCCCCCGGTCCGGCCGGGTCCCATCGGACTTAACCCCTTTGTCGGGTCCCATCTTACGGGTCCCGTTCGGGTCCCTTGTGGTCCCGTCTGAGGCCCCTGGCGTCGCGTCTGGGCGTCACGGTGACGCCCGGGTGCCCTTTTGCCGGGTCCGGGTCCGTCGTCGATTGCGGAGGCTCTGTGAGCGATTGCGGGGCCTTCCGGCTGTGCGGGTTGTGACGGGCGTTGTGCGGGTGAGGGTGGGGTGCGGGGTAATGGGTGCAGTAGTGCGGCGGCCGTGACGTGCGATGTTGGGTGGTATGGCGATCCGACCGAACGCACCGCCGCTGTTGCGGGCTTACCGTCAGGTGGCGAAGACGGCCGAACCCGCGGGGGGTGAGGCGACGGAGATGCTGCGTGACGCGCGGACGTTGAAGAAGCAGGACGTCTCGAAGTTCTACCTGCTGCTGAACAAGTTGGAGGCGGAGTGGGCGTCGCAGCGGCAGAAGCGTGCGGAGCGGAGGCTGGCGAGGGAGGCGGCGAAGGGTCAGAAGTTGGCGGAGGACGGGGGGTCGGCGAAGGCGTTGGAGGCGGCGAAGGAGTTCTTGGCCCGGCTGGGGGCCAAGCATGGTTGAGGCGATTCCCCGCGACCCGGCGAAGAACGCGGCCCTGCGGATCGAGTTGCTGGAGGCGGCCGCGGGGGACGCGACGCTCCGCCGCGGGCTGTTGGAGTTGTGTGCGGCGGACGTGAAGCTGTGGGTGAACCTCTTCGTGTGGGCCTACGACCCGCGTCTGGCGGGCGCCGAGGTCGGGCCGTTCTGCACTTACGAGTTCCAGGACGAGGCGTTCGACGCCCTCGCCCACGCGACCGACCACGGGGAAGACCTGGTGGTGGAGAAGTCGCGTGACATGGGGGCGTCGTGGTGCTGCGAGTTGCACTACGTCCACCGGTGGCTGTTCCGGCCGTGGCAGAAGTTCCTGGTGATCTCGCGGAACGAGGACGCGGTGGACAAGCCGGGGGACCCGGACAGTCTGTTCTGGAAGATCGACCACGTCCTGGAGCGGCTGCCGCACTGGATGCTGAGTCCGAAGGACTACGTCCGGCGGAAGCTGTCGTTCACGCACAAGAACGGCTCGACGATCATCGGGCAGGCGAGCACGGGGAAGGCGGGCGTGGGCGGCCGGGCGACGGGGATGCTGATCGACGAGTTCTCGCAGATCGCGGAGGACGACGAGGTCCTGGGGAAGACGGCGGACGTGACGAAGAACCGGGTGTTCAACTTCACGCACACGGGCGTGGGGACGGCGGCGTACCGGATCGCGACGTCGGGGCTGTTCAAGAAGCTCGTGATGCACTGGTCGGCCCACCCGAAGAAGAACCCGGGCCTGTACCGGTTCGACCCGGCTACGAACCAGATCGAGGTGCTGGACAAGAAGTACCTGTACCCGCCGGGGTTCAAGTTCGTGCTGTCGGAGGCCCCGACCGGCGGGCCGTTCCCGGGCGTCCGCTCGCCCTGGTACGACGCGGAGGTCCCCCGCCGCGGGAGTCCGCGTCAGGTGGCGATGGACCTGGACATCGACGCGAAGGGGTCGGGGAGCCAGTTCTTCCAGCCGATGGTGGTCCACCAGCTCATGCGGACGGTGGCGCGGCCGCCGGACTGGGTGGGGGACCTGCGTTACGACCGGGAGAGCGGGGAGCCGCTGTCGCTGGTGGAGTCGCCGGCCGGGTGGCTGCGGCTGTGGTTCACGCCGGGGCCGAACATGGAGGTCCCGCCGGGCGAGTACGCGATGGGGGCGGACGTGGCGGCGGGGACGGGTGCGACTCCGACGTGCGTGAGCGTGTGCCGGGTGGAGACGGGCGAGAAGTTCGCGGAGTGGGCTTCGCCGTTCGTGGTGCCGGAGGACGCGGGGGTGATGGCGGCGGCCCTCGGGCGGGTCTTCCGGAACGCGTACTTCGCGTGGGAGCAGCACGGGCCGGGCCTCTTGTTCGGCAAGCGGGTGATCGAGAGCGGCTACCGCCGCGTGTACTACAACGTGAACGACTTCAAGGAAGAGGTCGTCGTGTCGGACACGCCGGGCTGGTACCCGCACCCCAAATCCAAGCGACTCCTCCTCGAAGAGTACCGCTCGGCACTCGCCTCGGGGCAGTTCGTCAACTACTCCGGGAAGGCCCTCGAAGAGACCCTGAAGTTCGTCTACACGGACCGCGGGAACGTCGAGCACGGCGGGGAGGCCAGCCGCGACGACCCCTCGGGGGCGCGTGAGAACCACGGCGACCGCGTCATCGCGGACGCACTCGCGTGGAAGATGGCGGCGGAACTGGGGGCCGGGCGGCCCTCGCTGGCGGACCGGGCGAAGAAGGACGAACCGGGTCCGAACACACTCGCCGGCCGCCGGGCGATGTGGGAGCAGGAGCGGCGGCGAAAGGAGTCCTGGGGGTGAGCAAGTTCAACGAGGTCAACCAGTACGTCGCGGAGTTGCTCGAAGTGCTGGAGCGGAAGCTCCTGCCGCTGGGCTTCACCTTCCAACACGAACTCATCAACCCGCGGCCTCTGGGGCGGGAACTCAAGCCGACCGACCGACTCGCGGGGCTGCGGCTCCGGATCTCCCGCGAGGTGACGACCGCGGGCGGCGACAGGAAGGTCCTGGGGCAGGACGTGGCGATCCACTGGGACGAGTTCACGAACTCGAAGATCCCGGCGGCGTCGCGGGCCTTGATGATCGCCAGCCAGACGGTGTTGGAGGCGGTGAGGCTGTTGTAACCGCGGGCGTCACGGTGACGCCCGCCCCACACGGGGGACGAGATGGCACGCAGTTCTCGCCGGCCGGTCGATTACGACCGGCTCATCGACTCGATCCAGGCCTGCCGCCAGGCGTGGCAGACGTTCCGCGAGGAGCGGAACTTCGCGATCCGCCAGTACGCGGGCGACCACTGGGGGGCGGACCAGCCGGCGGCGGACGCCAGGCGGATCTCGAACCTCCTGAGCCTGTACGCGAAGGTGGTGGTCCGCCAGCTCGTGGCGAAGGTGCCGCGGTTCAGCCTGTCCACGTTCGCGAAGGAGGCGAGGCGGGACGTGGACGTCGCGGAGAACTGGGTGAACGACGAGATCGAGGTGGCGCGGCTGGACGACGTCCTCCAGCGGGCGGTCTACGACGGCATCTTCCTGATGGGCATCGTGAAGGTGGCCCTGGCGACGCCCTCGGAGAGCGTGGGGTCGGGCTGGGGTCTGAAGGTCGGCAAGCCGTTCGCCCGGGTGGTGTCGTTCGACGACTTCGTGGCGGACCGGAACGCGCGGTCGCTGGACGAGGCGGGGTTCGTGGGGCACCGGTACCGGGTGCCGCTGGACGCGGCGGAGGATCAGTACAAGCCGAAGTACAAGCTGACCCCCTCGGTGGACATGCCGGAGACGGAGCAGGGCGACGACAGGTCGAAGCAGCTCGGGCAGGGCCAGGAGGCGGCGATGGGCCGCCTCGAATGGCAGGACATGGTGGACCTGTGGGAGATTTACATCCCGTCGCGGGGCATCGTGGTCACGTTCGCGTCGGACGAGAGCGGCCAGCCGATGAAGGACGTGGAGCCGCTGGACGTCCAGGAGTGGATCGGCCCGCCGTGCGGCCCGTACCACTTCCTGGGCTACGGTCTGGTGCCGGACAACGCGATCCCCAAGCCGCCGGTGAGCGACCTGATCGAGCCGGACGAACTGGCGAACAAGCTGATGCGGAAGCTCGCGAACCAGGCGGAGCGGCAGAAGGACCTGACCATCGCGAACCGGAAGACGGAGGAGGACGGCAAGCGGATCATGGACGCGATGGACGGGCAGATGGTGGGCGTGGACAACGTGGACGCGGTGAAGCCGCTGTCGTTCCCGGGTCCGAATCCGCAGAACTTCGCGTTCGCGACGCAGATGTGGGACCTGTTCAGCCGGCAGGCCGGGAACCTGGAGACGATGGGCGGCCTGAGTCCGCAGGCGAAGACGGCGGCGCAGGAGAAGATGCTCAACGCGAACGCGTCGCGGATCATGCAGGACATGCAGGACGTGACGGTGAAGTTCGTGGGCGGCGTGGGCGAGGCGCTGCTGTGGTACTACTGGCACCACCCCGACCTGGAGATGACCGACCACTTCAGCCCGCCGGACACGCCGCACGTCGGGATCGACCGCGTGGTGACGCCGGAGGCGCGGGTGCGGGTGCCGTGGGAGAAGCTGCGGCTGCGGGTGTCCCCGTACTCGCTCCAGCCGGTGACGCCGCAGCAGAAGGGCGAGCAGATCGACCAGTTCGTGATGAACATCGTCATGCCCATGACGCCGGTCATGGCGCAGCAGGGCGTGTTCTTCGACCTCGCGGCCTACGTCGCACTCCGGGCGAAGCTGTTCGGCACGCCGGAGTTGCTCCAGATCCTCACGGTGTCGGACCCGGTGACTCCGCAGGGCGGGGACCAGGGCGGCGACCTGCCCCAGCCGGGCGGCGACTCGACGACGACGCACGTCCGCGAGAACACGTCCGAGGCGACGCGGATGGGCCAGGACAAGCAGCTCGTGGCCGAGATGATGGCCCAACAGCCCGAGGCCCCGGGAGGGTTGCAGTAGTGGCCAGGCCCCGGGTGGCAGTCGTGGCCGTGCGCGTCCGCGTCCGCTGCCTGGGCGTCGGCAAGAGCGAACACACGTTCCTGTCGCCCGACCCGACGCGTGTCCGCGTGTGTCCCCGGTGTCGGGCGTACTTCGAGCGGGACCGCCCGGACAAGGGGTGTGCCCCCGTTCGGGTGGGAGTGTTGAAGTGAAGGGCGAGATCAGGACCGTGCGGCGGGTGGGCGAGGACGGCGAGTGGGTGCTGACCACCGTCTACGTCATCGACGGCCGCGAGGTGCCGAAGGCGGAGTTCGACAGGGCGATGAAGAAGCCCAAGCGGGCGGGGTTCATGGCGGCCAACAGCAAGTGGCCGATCCTGTCGAAGGGCCTCGGCGTCCACCCGAAGCAGGTGAAGGCGGCGACGGCGGCCGCGGCGAAGAAGGGCGTGAGGCTGGAGTTCACGCCGAGCGGGGAGGCGATCCTCGAATCGCGGGCACACCGCCGCGAGGCGTTGAGGGCGACCGGTTTCCACGACAACAACGGGGGCTACGGCGATGGCTAACGAGATCCGCGTCGGCGGGTTCTTCTCGCTCCGCGACTCCGAGGGGACCGACGAGTTCCTCGACGTCGCGGAGAAGGCGATTTCGCAGACGACGAAACTGCACGCGAAGGTGAAGCACAACGTCGGCCTCACCGAGGAGGCGATGGAACTGGGCACGCTGGCGAGCCTGGGCATGTGCTTCATCGTCAACCGCGACGCGACGAACTTCGTCACGGTGCGGTTCGCGAGCGGCGGGGACGACGCGGTCAAGGTCCGGCCCGGGGCGTTCGCCCTGTTCGAGTTCGGCCCGGACGTGACCGCCCCGTACCTGATCGCGGACACGGCGGCGTGCCAGGTGGAGTACCTGATCGGGGCGCCGTGACGCGACGGCGGTTGTAACCAGCGCAGAACGGCTTTAACTCTGGAGTAAAGGAGTCGTAACGTGGCGAGCAAGTCCAAGAAGGCCGAAGAGGTCACCGAGCACACCCCCGCGTCCGCGGCGAAGCCCGCGGTCGTCAAGAAGAAGGTCCGCGTCAAGACGCACACTCGCACCGTCACGGTTCCCGCGGAGGAGGAGCGGCCCGCCGAGTTCGTGGACCCCGGCGACCTGATGGACGTCGGCGAGCAGGCGGGCGATGCCGCGGGCGACACGGTGACGCCCGCGGCGGGCCAGCAGCAGGCCCCGCAGCAGCAGACGTACCAGCACGACCAGTTCATCCTGGACATGGGCCGGGACCTGGGCCTGTCGGCGGAGTCGATGGCGGTGACGCCGCCGGACCGGTTGCAGTGGTACATCCGGACCGAGATGTCGAAGCAGCGGTCGCGGGACGGCGTCCACCAGGCCCCGGCGCAGCAGCAGGCCCCGGCCGCCCCCGCCCAGCAGCAGGCACCGCCGGAAGACGAGGACGTGGAGTTGCCGTTCGACGCGGCGCAGTACGACCCGGAGTTCCTGGCCGGGATGAAGAAGATCGTCCTGGCGGAGCGGAAGAAGACGAAGGCCCTGGAGGACAGGCTCCAGCAAGTCCTGGCGAAGACGGAGGCGACGGAGGCGGAGAAGTTCGAGGCCCAGATGGACCTCGTGTACTCCCGGCACCCGGGCCTGGGCACGGGCCGCACGCGGGACCTGAAGCCCGGGTCGCCCGAACTGGTCAAGCGCATGGCGATCCACCAGTTGCTGGTGACGATGCAGCAGCAGGGCCAGCAGACGACGCTGGAGAACGACGTCCAGCGGATTCACGGCCTACTGTTCGGCGGCCAGGCCGCCCCGGCGTCGCCCCCGCCCACTCCTCGCGCCGCCTCGCCAGCTCGTCCGCGGGACTGGCGGCCTGGCGAAGCCGACCAGCCGCGAGAGCAACGAACTGC